AATTTTTCTGCAGAATCTTTCATCAATCCTAACTCTGCCATTAATTTATTTTTACCCATACCATACATCAAACCAAGATTAATTGTTTTGGCTTGTTTTCTTTCAATACCTGCCATATCAGCTACAACTTGGTGGAAGTCTGCATCTCCTTGATTGTATGCATCTACAATTTCATCAACACCTTCCAAGTTTTGTAACTTTGCGTAGTGTACTAATATCCTTGGTTCTTGTTGAGAGTAATCAAAGCTACCCCACTTACATTTTTCTTCTGGTATAAATATGGATCTAATCATCGGTCCCAGCTCCGGGTGCCTCGCTGGAATTTGCTGTAAGTTTGGATTGCTCATAGAGAATCTACCGGTTACAGTTCCACCTTGATCTGATCGCTTTGTTTATCTCTCTTGCATCTGCAATTAATTTTGGTAATTCGTGTGGATGATTTTGTAAAAAGTTTTTAGTAAAACTAGGTTCATTACTTTTTTCTGTCCTGTCATATGGAAGTTTAAGTTTGTCAAAAGCTTTAGCAATAGATCTAGCTGCATGTATTTCTACATCAACTCCTGTTAAACTCTTGATTTTACTGACAATTTTTAACTCTCTTTGTATAAGATTTTTTTTAATTTTGTCAGCTTTTTCAAGATCAACTCTTACACCTTTGAATCTCATATCAACAAGACAAGGAAATAATTTAGTCTCAAGATTAAATACATCCCATAGTTCTTCTTTATATAATTCTGTTTCTAATTTTTTCCAAAGTTTGAGTGTGGCCTCTGCATCTCTTTCTGCATATTGTCCTACGAATAGTGCAGGCAATCTCCACATATCTTTCTTTGGATCTAAACCATATTCTTTTGCAGCTGCATTTAAAATATTCTCATCTTTACCAATGCCAATATAATATTTAGATAAAGTATTTAGTTGATAAGACAATCTATTTTCATCAATTAAAGATGCTGCAATCATTGTATCTACAATTTTACCTTTAACAATGAGACCTTCTGTTCTCAACCAACACACATCATACATCGCATTGTGAAATATAAATGTTGTATCTGTTTGATTAAGTATATCTTGTAACCAAGAGTAAACTAATTTTTTATCTAGGTTCCCACCAGATTCATGATAGATAGGAAAGTAACCAGACCACCCTTCAACTGCTACAGCAATTCCTGCAATGTGTCCGTTACCGGTAACATTACCAGATCCTAACTCTATAAGTTTTGGATCATTAGTTTCCAAGTCAATTGCTATTTCCTTGTAGCCTTTAAGATCTTTTAATTCTTCAGGCATCACCCATTCTGTTTCAGGTGTGAACAGTGGTATCTGGGTACTTCTCACGAGTAATCCCTTTCCAATATCATTTCTAAATAATGTATTGCCTTCTTCACGTCCTCTTCTTTTCCCTTCGACTGATGTCTACATATGTATTTTATAGCGTTCCCTTCTGCAAAAAGCAACTTGTTTTCGTTTATAAAGTGTGCAGGTTGAATTTTCATATTACGATAATGTTTCCCACCGACCTGCTTTTCTAACGAATCATATGTTGATCCTTTAAATATATCTTTGTTGGTCATAGTATATAAGCACGATCAAAGTTCTTTGGATCTAACACATGTAATTCACGCTTCGCTCTCGTCGCTCCAGTATAAAATAATCTATGTAATTCATCTGGATCATAACTAAATGTTTCAAGAGCTGCATTAGTTAAGTCTTGCATTAGTAAAACTTTATCGGCTTCTCCTCCTTTCGCTCCGTGTATTGTTGACATTGTTATACGAGGATTTTTGTTTAGTGTTTCTCCATTCGCCCTCATATTACGAATGTAGTTTTCAGTTATGGTATCTAATCCTTCAAATGATTCGAACCATACTTTATCTGTAATAAGACCGTGTTTGTCTTGACACTCTTTCAATGTATATTTTTCTTCAGAGTGTAATGTTTTACCTTTTCTAAATCCTTCTAATACATTTGATCCAAGATATTCATATATATTTTTTATCTCTAGATGATTTAATAATTCACCCTTACGCCAAGATTCCCAATTGTTTAAGGCTAACAAAAGTTTTAATGAGATAGAGTTTCTACCTTTGTGTTGATAATACCAACCTTGAAGTTCACATAAATCTTTGGCATCATCTAAAAAATAATTAGCTGACGACAATACTAACCAATTACCCTCTGACATATCTACTTGAGTAATGTCAGAATACCTACGAAGGATACCTTCATCATCTCTTGGTTTATATTGTTTATCAAATCTATTTTGTACTTTACTTATAATGTGTTGTGATAGTTCGTGTATAGGTCCACCAGGTATTCTGTAAGATTGTTCTAATGTTTTGATATCATCTACTTCTGTCTTAAGTGCAATAAAATGATCTACATCTGCACCTGCCCATTTAAATATTGCTTGATCATCATCTCCTGCAATATAAGTTTTATTTGCATTTGACCAAAGCTTTCTAACCATATCCCATTGTATTAAGGATAGATCTTGTGCTTCATCTATAAACAATACTTCAAACTTATTATTAATATCTTTGTCAATAAAATCTTCTAACAAATCATTAAAATCTTTTAAGCCTTTTTCTTTTTTGAACCTCTTTAATTCTTCTGACAAAAGATATAAAGTATTGCGCTCGATATCTAAAATGTTTTGACGAGAATCATAATAT